CATTTTTTGAAACAGTTAATACTCCACCTGAAACCTTTTCTCCTGTAACTAAAGCAGTTGGATTTCCTGAGCCAGCTTGTCTTTCCCACACAAAACTAAGACCGTTTGAACTTAAAGTCATCATTTCACCATTTAATTCAACAAAGGGTGTTAAAACTAAATTGTTTGTTTCCCAGTTGGGAGAATAAGCTGGCGATTCATTTGGATCATAAACAGTTGTAAGGGGAAGAGAAGAGCCTAGCCATGCACTTAATTTCCCTACATCAGAAACATCAATGATGGTAATTCCACCATAGGCTTGTTGTTTTGCCATACAAAACCTCCTTTATCTACTTTTACTTTGTCGAATAGAAGCTTTTGCCAGTGTTTCTCCATCATAAGAAAAAGTGCAGGTAAAATACGCTGCACTAAACATCACATCACTTCTATTAATTGTTATTGTTTTTGCTCCACTTGAATGTTGTTCATTCCAATATTTATCACTAGAAGAATCATATGTAGAACGTTCCCAAGTAAAACAAGAATCTTTGTATTTATCAGTTACGTTTTCATTATTTTGAAATAAATTTACCGATATGGTAATTTGAGATATTTTCCTACTCGTATTGACTCCTTGAGGAGTAACAAATCTTATCTCAAAAGGTATAGAATCATTAATTTTAGAATTTAAATTTTTAAGAGATTCGTTGGTACTATTTTGAAATTCTGTATATTTAACCCCAAATAAATTTCCACTTCCATCAAGAATATTTTTTATAGAAATATTTCCATTTTTATCCGTTTCAACAATCGGGAAATTTAATTTGGACTTTGAAATAGTATCATTAGAAATCATATTTCCAATAATTGTACTATCAGGTATACCCTCTTGTGTAATACCATTCTCGTCAAACATAGCAGTTTTACCATCAGTACCTTTTACAATAAAATTAAAATTACCATTGCCATCTTGTCCAATTTGAACTCTAATATTTCCATCTTTATCATAAAATTGCTGAGTAGAATCTTTAAATGCAATAGATGGGTTTCCATTACTAGATATTAAAGTTATTAATTCAGCAGTAGCAGAGTGAGTCATTAAATCTGCAACAGAAATTTTAGAAGCGATTAAATTTTTAATAACACCTTCATCAATTACAACATTTGCGGCTGTTAAATGAATTGCTTCTAAATCTCCGACTGTACCAGTTCCTGCTAAAAGATGTTTAATATTACCTACAGTTGTATTAAGTTCAGATGTATTTATTTGCTTATTAACAAGATCAATAATTACATTTCCAGATTCATCTTTAATTAATTGAGTTGTTAATTCTTTAAAAAATCCTTTATCTGCGTTAAGAATTTTCGTTGTAAGAATATCTGTTTGGATTGATTCTGATACAAGAGTTTTAAATTCTGCACTGTTAGCTTTTATAAGTTGTGCCGTAATTTGGTCACCATCTATATATTTAGAATAAAGATTTGTGAAATTTCCTGTAATACCAGAAACTGTTCCTGCATTATTTTTACTCATGTAAGCATTAAAAGAAGAACTTCCAAGTAATGATTTTATAAATTCTGGTGTAATTGTGTAAGATGTGACATCTTTCGAATTTCCTGCTGAAAGAGTAAGTGCATTTTTCTGTGCTGATAAAGCAGAGCTTAACAAATCATTGAAATCATTTTTCTTTGTTTTATATCTTGTTACAGATGAAAAGGTAAGTGTAAAATCACCTTGATAAATACAAGGATTGTAAGTAATTCCTGTAACTCTTAATTTTTCAAATGTACCATTATTATTGATTTCTGCGTGAATAAAATTGTAAATATCTAATGGTTCAATTAAGCATTGAAATTCTTCTAAACCATAAATATTATCTAGGGTATCTTCCCATGTGTATTGTGGGTGAGAAGCTGCGTATAAACGCTCAACTGCATCTAAGTATAGCTTATATTCCTTTTCAATCTTTTCAACAGAAGAAGTAATAGATGTTGAAATAATGTTTTCATTCTGATAATCTGTATGCTTATAAAGTTTCTTTAAAAGAAATTCTTCATATTTCGTAAAAGCAGGATATTCAGTTTGTACGTTTTCAAAATTTTCTCTTTTTACATTTTTCGCAATCGTATCATATTCAGATTTATAATTATTTCTTTCTGAAATTAAATTGTCGTATTCTTTTTGTCTTTCTGCAAGAGCAGATGTGCAATCATCATATAACTTTTTATAGTCAAGATATAATTGATGATAAGAATTATAAACTTCTTCTGTGCTATCAGTAATTGAAGAATCATATTCCTGAGAATATCTCTCCAATACTCCCATTTGGTCAGAAT